TTTTAATGTAAAAGGATGTGAAGAAGTTTCTATGTTAGTGCAAGAGGTTGCTTTTAACTTAGGATATTCTTGGAGAATCCTAGGTAAAGAGGCACAATGGAGAAATGAGGAGTACTTACTTTTAGACACTAAAGATAAAAGTATTTCATACTCTATGGGCATCCTCCAAGATGACGGCACTACACTAGAACTAGATACTAAAAGCTTTATTCTAACAAAAGGAGACCATGTAAAGGTAGTAGATAAAAGTAAGGAATACTCCTTTTCTGATGATAATGCATGTGTAAAATATAAAGGGACTTTGGATAATTATTTATTTAATGTAACGTTTCCATTCTACTGTAAAAAAGATGATGGAGGGGTAGAAGCATTCTCAGAGTGTTATTTAGTTCCAGAGATTTTATCCTTTGCAGACTTCTTAAAGGATAATGGCTGTTATTATGAGTATATAACTAATAGCAGAATGGAAAATCAGAGATGGTACTATAAATCTTCATATAGAACTAAGGAAGAACTAAAAAAATGTAATCCTCTTTATTGGATAAATAATGCTTTTAACTGGACATTATCCTCAAAAGGTAGTAAGTATTGGAGAGCTATAGAGGATAAATGGATGAATATTTATAGAGAAGCTAAAGAAGAAGGGAGAGATATAGTATGGCAGTAGAGACACTACTAAGAGTAGTACAAGAAGATGATACAGTTAAGGTAATTGAGGCTGCCCTAACTAAGGAACAAGCCTTTTGGCTAGTAGTAACATTAGTAGGTAGATTATCTGACATAACAGGTATGGAGTACAATGAAGTATGTGAAGCATTAAAAGAAGAGGAGGAGAGAGAGGATGTTTAGAGGATTACTTAAAGGTAGTAAACTCTTTAAGGCTATTGAGAAAGTAGGTAAGTTACAGGAAGAGATAGATAAAGGGTTACAAGAGGCTCATCAAGCTAGGGCTGATTTAGAAGAGGAGATAGCTTCACTTGATAAAGCTATTACAATAGGACATAGAATGGAGACATTCTTAAATTCAATTACAAAAGGAGAATAGAACATTGGCAAAATTTAATAAAGGTAGAGTAACATTTGAGACAGAGGCGACACAGCCTGCTTTTGGGTATGTAAAAGGAGAAGCTAGATGGGCTAAGATATTAGAGCCAGATGACTATGGGAAATTTAGTATCAATCTATATGGAGATGCTATCGAGGAGCTAGTACCAGAGTCACAAGTTATGCTAGATGCAGCAGTTAAAGAGATTGAGGAAACAGGTAAGGAGTTTAGTGTAGCAGATATCCTTAAAGAAGATGATGAAGGCAAGAAGTTCCTACCTTTCAAACTTAAAGCAGTAGACTCAGAGGGAAATCCTAATAAGATTACTATGTACGATGCTTCAGGTAAGAAAGTAGATGATTGGAGTGCTTTAGTAGGTAATGGCTCTATTGTTAAAGTTAAGTATAGAGTAGCTCCTTACTATGTAAACTCTACTAAGGTGGTAGGACTATCATTTAGATTTTATGCAGTACAAGTAATTAAACTTGTAGAGTATTCTGGTGGAGACTCAGGCTTTGGAGATGAGACAGATGGAGGAGCTCCTTTTGATGCAGAGGGCAACCCTAACTTCTAAGTGTAGTACCTACTTCTAATCTGGTAGCTCTATGGGTTACTGGATTGGTAAAATACTGGAAAAATTTAAGAGGAGGTAGTATTATGGATGATACCGAATTAAAAGAAGAGTGGAGAAGAGATATGCTTGAAGAGAGTAGAGCAGATGAGGTCTATGAGAGAGAGATGAGAACAGACCTAGATTTTGCTTTTGAAGAATTAGGGGCAGCTGAAATTATAGAACAGCTAGAGAAGCTTAGAAGTAGTCTTGAGTCTTATGGATGGGAGTTATCCTTTAAGGAGCTATGTGATTACCTATGAGAAGCTGGACTATAAAGATGCCTATATCAGTAGAGATAGGTGTAAGGAGAAAGAGGAAACATTATCTAAACCTTAATCTCTATCGCAATGCAAATATGCACGTAAATAACAGTATCAAGAAAGAGTATGCTAGAATAGCTCATAGTATGCTCCCTAATCTAAGCAAACCTCTAGAGCAGATGGAACTAGAATATGTTCTATACTTACCTAACAAACTTAAAAGGGATATAGCTAATGTATTAAGTGTAGTAGATAAATCTTTTTGTGATGCTATTGTAACACATGGTTTAATTGAAGATGATAACTATGAGTTCTTAAAGAGGGTTACATATAAGTTTGGAGGCTTTGATGAAGAGAAGAAAGGGTATGTAATGATAACTATAAAGGAGGTAAAAAATGAGTAGTCACTTTGCTTGTGAGAGATGCGGCTCTTCAGATGGAGCTTCCTTTGTACCAGAATTAGAGGGGGTAGTGAAATGCTTCAGCTGTGGAGAGAGTTATAGAAGTAATAAAACAGAAGGAGATACAGCTCCTATGAGTGAGTTTAAGAATGAAACTTTAAAAGAAGTTAAAGAGATACAGACGAAAATAAGAGGAATAAGTCCTCAAATATATCAGCAATTTTCTTATGGTAAAGCTAAAGATGGTAGTCATATAGCTAACCTATTTGATAAAGATGGTAAGGTAGTAGCTCAGAAGATGAGGTACAAAGATAAAACATTTAGCTGGATAGGTGATACAAAGAAAGCTCTACCATTTGGTATGCAGTTATGGAGAAGTGGGGGAAAGAGAATTACTATTACTGAGGGAGAAATAGATGCTCTATCTGTAGCGGAAGCTTTAGGAGGCAAATATCCAGTAATATCAGTAAATAATGGGGCTCAATCAGCTAAGAGAGACCTAAGTAAGCATATAGAATTTCTTAATTCATATGATGAGGTAGTCTTATGGTTTGATAATGACGATGTTGGTAGAAAAGCAGTACAAGAAGTAAGTACATTGTTTCCAGCAGGTAAGGTGTATATAGTACAGAATGGAGAGTATAAAGATGCTAATGAAGTTCTACAAGCTAAAGGGAAGGCAGGTGTACTAGCAGCATACTACGAAACTAAATTATATACACCAGCAGGTATCGTCAATGCTAATGAAGGAGGTCTAGAGGCTCTACTAGAAGATGATACAAGTGATGAAGTTTATGAGACACAATATCCTAATCTTACTATTGCTAAAGGAGCTATTACTACTTTTGTATCAGGCTCAGGTATGGGTAAGAGTACAATAGTAAGGGAGATAGGACATAACTTACTAGTAGATAAAGAATTAACTGTAGGACACGTAGCATTAGAAGAGAATAATTCAGTAAGTAAAAGAGCTTATCTAGGGGTAGAATTAAATGAGTCTATAGTAGGAAAGAAGAAGTGGAGAGTATTTAAGGAGAACCCAGATAATGTTGATAAAATTAAGAAAGCTTATGATAAAGTTATTGGTACTGATAGGCTTTACTTATATAATCATTTTGGTTCACTTGATAGCGACTCCTTACTTTCTAAACTCAGATACTTGGCTGTTGGAGCAGGCTGTGATATTATCATTCTTGACCATATTAGTATTGTTGTCTCAGGTCTTGATGATATGGGGGACAATGAGAGAAGAGTAATAGATGTACTTATGACTAAACTAAGAAGCCTTGTAGAAGAGACAGGTGTAGGTATGATACTTGTAAGCCACCTTAAGAGACCATCAGGAGATAAAGGACATGAAGATGGGGTACAGGTATCCTTAAGTCATTTGAGAGGCTCAGGGAGCATTGCACAGCTATCTGATAAGGTTATAGGTCTTGAGGGTAACCAGCAAGATGAAGAGCACTCTAATGAGAGAACTCTTAGATGTCTTAAAGATAGAGAAGAGGGAGAGAAAGTAGGTGTACTAGGGCATGCTGTATATGAGCCTGAAATAGGTAGACTATTAGCAGTAGAAGTAGACGATGTTGGGGAGGACTTCAAAGATGAAACAAACCCTAACTTCTAAAACAGTAATATTTGATATAGAAACTAATGGACTGTTACTAGATGTAACAAAGTTCTGGGTTGGTGTTACTTATTGTAAAGAAACTAAAGAAAAGAGGGTGTTTAGAAATGCAACAAAGCTTGTGGAATACCTTAATGAGGCAGACACTATTGTAGGACATAACATCATTGGCTACGATATACCTACTCTTAACAAGCTTAGTGCTATTTGTATTAGGGATGATATTAATGTAGTAGATACACTTATATTAGCTAAGTTAGTCTATTATGATAAAGATAAAGATTGGTCTCATTCCCTTGATGCTTATGGCAAAAGATTAGGAGAGTATAAAGGGAGTTATAATGATTGGAGTAAGTACACAAAAGAGATGGAAGAGTACTGTATCCAAGATGTCAAAGTTACATACAAACTATACACCCATCTTAAAAGGAAAGCAACTTGGCTACCTGAGACAGCGTTACAACTTGAGCAAGATGTTCAAAAGATAATAACACAGCAGTATGTACATGGATGGTTATTTGATATTAAAGCTGCTCAGAAGCTACATATAGAGCTACTACAAGAGAGAGATATAGCAGAGGCTAAACTATTTGAAACATTTACACCTAAGTTTTTACCAGATGGTAAGACTAAGACCCCTAAAAGACCTTTTAAGAGATTAGGAGTTACTACAGTAGGAGAACATCAGCCTATAAAACTCTTAGAATTTAATCCTAGTAGTGGGAAACACATAATATGGTGGGTAGAGAGTGTATTAGGTAAACAGAATTGGGTTCTAACTGAGAAGGGAAATCCTAAAACTGATGCTACAACCTTAAAAGATATGTTTTCTAGTGAGCCTTTCTTAGAGCCACTTCTACATTACTTAGAAGTTAATAAACTATTAGGGCAATTAGCTGAAGGGGATAAAGCTTGGCTTAAACTTGTGAAAAAAGATGGTAGGATACATGGAAGTGCTGATATTTTAGGAGCTGTTACAGGTAGATTTACTCATAGTAACCCTAATATAGCTCAAGTACCTGCTGTGGATGCTTACAAAGGTGAAGAAGCTAGGTCTCTATTTACTGTACCTAAAGGATATAAGTTGGTAGGAGCAGATGCTTCAGGTCTTGAACTTAGAACTCTTAGTCATTATTTAAGTTGGTATGATGGAGGGGCTTATGGACAACAGCTTTTAGAGGGAGATATCCATACAGCTAATCAGATTGCAGCTGGGTTACCTACTAGAGGCAATGCTAAGACATTTATTTATGGCTTCTTATATGGTGCTGGTGATGCAAAGATAGGACTAATTGTAGGAGGTTCTAGTAAGGAGGGCAGCCGTCTAAAGAAAAAGTTTCTAGCAAAGACAAAAGGGCTGGCTAACTTAGTAGCAGATGTCAAGAAAGCAGCTAAGAAAAAGTGGATAAAAGGCTTAACAGGTAGAAGATTATTTATTAGGTCTCCTCACTCAGCCCTTAATACATTACTACAATCAGCAGGTGCTTACTATATGAAGTATTTACTAGTAGAAACTGATAAGATGATTAAAGAAAAAGAATATGATGCTCATTTTGTAGGTAATATACATGATGAATTTCAAATAGAGGTAAGAGAAAACCAAGCTGAAGCATTAGCTAGAGACTTAGAAGCTCTGTTTATTGTAGTAGGAGAAAAACTAGATATGAAAATTAAGATGGAAGGAGAAGCAAAGATTGGGACAAATTGGAAAGAGACTCATTAATGACTAGTACAGAAAGAAGTAGACTAGTTAGGAAGAGGAATTGGCAGAATATATTCAGTATGTTTGGGGGTAGAAAGTGTATGATATGTGGTATTGAAAGCGATATGCCTATATATGAACTTCATCATCACGACCAGAAAGGTAAAGAGACACATATAGGTAAGATTATACACCATAGCTGGGTTAAAGTAGAGAAAGAAGCTAGGAAGTGTGTATTAGTGTGTGCTAATTGCCATAGAATTGTACATCATTTAGAGAGGGAGAGAAAGAAATGAATGAAACAAACCCACAAGAACTCTCTAAAGCTATAGGAGTATTTAGAGAAAGAGAGGGAGATAAAGTTCCTCTTGATATGTTTAAACTAGATAAGATAATACAAGAGCTTAGAACAGAAGCTAAACAACGAAAGAAAACAAGGAGAAAGAACTAATGACAGAATTTAATTTAATTGAGAGAGTAGCAGATTGGAATATCACCCGAGATAATTTATTGTATTCACCCTCTTTAGAATATAGTATGCTTGATGAAGAACTAGATGAGTATATGGAAGCAGGACAGAAGAGTGATAAAGTAAATGAGGCAGATGCACTAGCAGATTTAGTATGGGTAGCCTTAGGAGGTCTAACTAAGCTATGTAATGGAGATAGAGTTAAAGTAAAAGCTATTATGCGAGTAGTAGCAGATGCTAATGATACTAAATCTAAGGAGAAGAATGATAAAGGGAAGATTACAAAACCAAAAGACTTTGTAGAACCTCAAGCTGCTATAGAGAGTATCTTAAGATGGTAGTAGAGTTACTACATTTCACACCTTTAGAGGTAGCAGATAAAGCTATTTCTAAATGTTGGGATAAGACTACAGATAAACCAAAAGAGAGAATGTATAGAGTAGCTAATAAGTTCAAACACGCTTCTACTATTGAGCATATAAACTATACTTTTGATATAGATGGTATCTCAAGAGCTTGTCTACAAGAGTTAGCTAGACATAGGCATCAAAGCTTATCCGTTAAGAGCAGTAGATATACTCTTAAAGAATTAAAATACACAGAAGATTTAGAGAGTTTTCTAGTATATCCTAATAATATGGTAGTACATAATAATAATATTAGGCAATTAGCAGATGTACAACTTGCTTTACAATTAGGAGTATCTAATGATATTGTAAAGTATTCTTTACCTGAAGCATATAAGACTTCTCTTGTATCTACTATGAATATGAGAGCATTACAAAACTTTCTAAGCCTAAGAACAGATAAAGCAGCACTATGGGAGATACAAAAGTTAGCTCATAAGGTGTATGAGGCTGTACCTGAAGAGCACAAGTTTATGTTAGAGGATTATGTTAAGAATGATTGAGGTAATAGTAATGATAGGAGTAATAGGTAACTTTGTACTACAATCCTATTGGTTTTACACTACAGAAATAAAAGGAGAAAAGAAACATGATGGTAAATAGTTATGAAGCTGTTAAAGAGGGGGAACAACTAGAATGGATTAATGATGAGAAGATACCAGCTTCCTTTAGACAAGTAGGTGGCGACCATTATGCAAAACATAACATTCAGCCCCTAGATGTAATAGATGAGTATAAGCTAGACTTCTATAGAGGGAATGTATTAAAATATATTCTAAGAGATAAAGATAACAAACTAGAAGATATAGATA